GTGAAACACGTTAGCAAGGAGCTAACGGATGATCACGGAGTCAGTATCCACGTCCATGTGCACGACCGACCGCCCGAACGGGCAGAAGGAGATGACCTATGCCGCATAGCACAGGAAATCAAAGACGAAACACTTCACGTGGGCGTACCCGATTGAATTTTCGGGTAAGCTTGACAGAGACGTTCTTGTTTAATTTACAAGATACTCTCCGTCAGGACGTTCACTACTACCTAGACCCGGCTACAGATACTGCGATTAAATGCGCATGTAAATGTAGGGACTTCGATATGTTATCTGAAGTCACCGCGTCCCTCTCGTTAGCAACGATGCTGAACGAGAGCCCTCTAACAACGCCATCTAAGATCGCGTGTTTGAGGCAGGTAGGCTCCTTGTTGGACAAAGTGAATATCCCAGGTTCAGAGGATGAGAAAGCGCGTCGCGCTATCACATCTTTCGTTGCCTGTGACAAGCAATGTTCTGAGTATAATACCATCGGCTGGAAACAGCTTGATGGATCAGACATTGTTGGTCATATGCGCGAATTCTGTTCCAAGGTACTCGGCCCGGTTTTTCCGGACGTAGGACAACTATGGAGTAGAGCCAGGCATGGGCCTGGCGCCGTCTGTCAGCAGCCACTATCTATCCCGTCTGTATATGCGAAATACGCAGATTGGCCTTATAGTGTAACTGCTTCAGCACGGCCGTACGCAATTAGTTATATCCAGTCGGATCCTCTTTGGCTCGGGGCACTGGAAAGTTCCTATCGGGAACGATTCAATATCCCTAGCTATAAGGTCCTAAACTGGGAGGTTTTCTGGAACAACGTATTACTCGTTGTACCGGGCAACCGAATAACTACGGTACGGAAGGACCGGTTGAAAGACCGGCCTATCGCGATCGAACCTACGTTAAATATGATGCTCCAACTCGGAGCCGACGGTTATATACGTCGGCGCCTAAAGCGAAAGTATCATATTGACCTAGATAACCAGATCCCTAACCAGCAATTGGCTAGGGCAGGTTCGTTTGACCCGACGCTTTTTGCGCCGGCGACAATTGACCTGTCGTCTGCTTCTGACTTGATTAGTTTGCGTATAGCAAAGCTAATCTTGCCTGAACAATGGTATTGTTACCTGTGTGCTCTTCGGAGCCCCCAGGGACAGTTACCTGACGGTACGGTTATCCGTTACTCTAAACTTTCGAGTATGGGTAACGGGTCAACGTTCGCGGTCGAGTCGCTCATTTTTGCCGCTGTTTGCTATGCAGCTGCAAAACTACAAGGACAAGACATACGAGACCTTCCGGTCTCGGTCTTCGGAGATGATATCATTGTACCCGAGTTTCTGGTACCTGATGTCCTCCACATCCTTGATAGGAGCGGGTTCTCCGTTAACAAAGCCAAGTCTTTCACGACTGGGCATGTTAAGGAGAGCTGCGGAGCCGATTGGTTCCGCGCTTATCCAGTCCGACCAGTATACGTTCGGTCGATCCCTCGGGATCTTCCGGAGCTGTTTCACATCCATAATTCTTTGTACTTATGGAGTGAACAGCATAGCATTCCTCTTACCCGGACGATGAATTATCTCGTCAGGGTTATACGTCACTTCAACGGTCACCGGTTTTCCGGTTCTCCCACTGAAGATACCACCTCACACGCATTCAGTTGCGCTGAGACTGGGTTACGTATACGGAGGTCTGCCATTGTATACAAACCGAGAGACTTCTTATTCGGGAAGCTTCTTGGCTTGTTACGCTGTCGGCCGTCGCCCTTCTACCAATCTATTTGGGAGAAGACGACGGTTCGCACTGGATCCGTATTCGATATCTCGCCTCCTAGGAGGTGGAGATA